TTGAAGATCGTAACAACCGCCGCCGCCCTGTTTCTGGGCTGGGCAACGCTGGCTGAGGCCGCGTCCTGTGAAGCCAATTTCAAGGTCTCGGGCGTGCCGATGGTGACCGCGCTCAGCTACCGCACCTTCCAGGAGTTCCCCAAGGCCAAGGCCGCCAGCGTCTTGAAGAACCTCGCGCAGGCCGTTGCCGCCGAAGGCTTCTCCGGCATCAAGGTCAATAAGGAACTCTCGGCGATCGACGCTTTCCAGGAAACATCAGGCAGCGGCCGCATCCAGACGCTGCGCGTCGTCGCCCGCCAGAAGGGCGCAGGTGTGCGCGTCGATGCCGTCTTCGACATCCAAGCCGGCCAGCTGACCACCAAGGAAGTTGTGCGCACCGGCCTTTGCAACATCGTAGGCTCGGCGCTCTAAAGCAATTCCAGGAAAAGTGCGAAGCGGTTTTCCGTCCGGAATTGCGTGAAAACAAAGGATTAGAGCTGTTCCGAGGTTCGAAGAAAAGCGGAATTGCTCTAAGCCAAGATGTCTTGACGGTCGCGGGCCTCGCTCGCGACCGATACCGATCGCCATAGACCGCGATGCTCCGGCGGGGCCGACAAGGCGCCCGCGACGACAACCAGGAAACCGGATCATGAACCTTCGATCTCTCCTGCCGTGGGGCTCCGCGGCGGGCCGCAAACCCGTGCCCGCCCATCATGCCCTACCTGAACGCAAGGCCGCAACCTTCATGTCGCTGACATCGGAGGGCAGGGCGAGCTGGACCGGCCGCTCCTACGCATCGCTGTCGCGCGAGGGCTTCATGCGCAATCCGGTCGCGCATCGCTGCGTCAGGCTGGTCTCGGAGGCCGCCGCCTGCGTTCCGCTGTTGATCTACGAGCAGGACCACGAACGCCCGGATCACCCCCTGCTTCATCTTCTACGCCAGCCGAACGCCCGCATGAGTGGCCCCGATTTCTTCGAGGCGCTCTACGGTCACCTGCTGCTGTCGGGCAACGCCTATGTCGAGCCGGTCGAGATCGGCGGCGCGCTGCGCGAACTGCATCTGCTGCGGCCGGACCGCATCGGCATCGTCGAGGGGCGTGACGGCTGGCCGGAGGCCTATGACTACCGCGCCGGCGGCCTCGTCCGCCGCTTTCCCGTCGAGACGGACGGGCTTGGCCTGCTGCACCTGAAACTCTTCCACCCGCTCGACGACCATCTCGGTTTTCCGCCGCTGGCAGCAGCCCAGGTGGCGCTCGATCTCTCCAATGCGGCTGCGACCTGGAACAAGGCGCTGCTGGATAATTCCGCGCGCCCCTCCGGCGCGCTCGTCTACCAGCCGAAGGAGGGCGGCAATCTCTCGCCGGACCAATATGAGCGGCTGAAGCAGGAGCTTGACGAAGGCTATTCCGGCCCGATGCGCGCCGGCCGGCCGCTGCTCTTGGAAGGCGGGCTCGACTGGAAATCCATGGGCCTTTCGCCCAAGGAAATGGACTTCGTCGAAGCCCGCAATGGCGCCGCCCGCGACATCGCGCTCGCCTTCGGCGTTCCCCCCATGCTGCTCGGCATTCCCGGCGACAACACCTACGCCAACTACCAGGAAGCCAACCGCGCCTTCTATCGCCTGACGGTGCTGCCCATGCTGACCCGCACACTGGCGGCGCTGTCTTCTTGGGCGGCGGCGGGCTACGGCGACGGGCTGCGGCTAGAGCCGGATCTGGATAAGGTCGCGGGTCTCTCGGCCGAGCGCGGCGAGCTTTGGAAACGGGTGGGCGAGGCGGCATTTCTGACGGATGAGGAGAAGCGGCAGGCTGTGGGGTATTGACGGGAGGCATCTGGCTAAATGCAGGCATAGAGTGTAAATGATGGCGATGCACTCAATGCTTCTTCACGGTCTGACATACCAGCCGGATTTCATCTCCAAGGAGATGGCCGACGCGCTCGTCGCGGCGCTGGATGGGTCGCCTTGGGACGAAACCCTGAAGCGCCGCGTCCAGCATTTCGGATACCGCTATGACTATCGCGCCCGGGCGGTGACCGGTGATGCCTATCTCGGGGCTCTGCCGGATTGGCTTCGCGACGTGGTTGCTCGCCTGGTATCGGGTCAGCACTTCGTACAGCCGCCAGATCAGGTCATCGCGAACGAGTATCATCCGGGCCAGGGGATCAGCGCCCACGTCGATTGCGCCCCCTGTTTCGGCGACAACATCGCCTCGCTCAGCCTGCTGTCACCCTGCGAGATGATCTTCCGCCATCCCGCCACTGGCGAGAAACGGACGTTGACGCTGGAGCCGCGTTCGCTGCTGAAAATGGATGGCCAGGCGCGCTATGAATGGACACATGAGATTCCAGCGCGGGTTGCCGATATCGTCGACGGCGAGAAGCGCCCACGCGGACGGCGGATATCGCTGACGTTTCGTAATGTGGTGAGGACGACGGGTGAGGGGCAACGTTGAGGCCAGCTCGGAAATTTGTTATACACCGTATTACAAATCGAGGAACCAGCCGATGACCAAGCCCGTTCTCTCCGACCCGATTGCCCTACGCATTCCAGAAGACATGCTGAAGGACATAGAGACCATCGCCAAGGCCACCGACCGCAGCCGCAGCTGGGTCATCGTCCGGGCGCTGAAATACTATCTGATGGACGAGGGGAATGATGTTCTGCAGACGCTGAAGGGCGAAGAGCAGATCCGCAATGGCGAGACCGTCGATTTCGAGGAGTTCATGCGGGAGCTGACATCCTCTCCCAGAGATGACGCGGCAAGATGAAGGTCATTCTTTCCAAGGATGCCGCGGACTATCTCAGCCACGAATATGGCTATCTGAGCGCGTTCAATTCCCGCGCTGCCGACGCCGCCATGGCGAGAATCCAGGGCGGCATCAGAAGGCTTGCCGCCTATCCCCAGGTCGGCGCTCCCGTACCATGTTGACGGGACGCCGCCAGTTGGTCGTCGGCCCCTATATCATCACCTACCGCATTGGCCGTGATGCCATCATGGTCTCCGACATCACGCATGGGAGACAGCGCGAGCAATTGGACAGGGACGACAAGCTCGACGAGAGCGACTGACGCGTCACCGGCAACGCGCGGGTTTTGAACCTTGTTGGCCGATCTCATCGGCAATTGATTCATCGTGTGAACCGCCGGACTCAATCTTAGAACGGCTATCCGCAACAGACTCAAAAGACAGCAGAATTGAACCGGCCGCAGCATCGCTGCGGCGGAAGACGTGCGCCTCGCGCACCCCCACACCCCACCACAAAGGCCCAAACCAATGGCCGACTTCTCCAACGATACCGGGCTCTGGGCGACCAGGGCGCTGGGCGCGTCGGCGGGTGCCGCCGTGTCGCTGATCTATCTGCTTCCGAAGAGCCGGCGCGAGGCGGCGAGCCGGTTTTTTACCGGGCTTTCCTGCGGCATCGTCTTTGGCGGCCCGACGGGGATCTGGATCGCCGAGCGACTGGATCTGGTCGATCGGCTCTCCGCTGTCGAAGTGATGCTGTCGGGCTCGGCCGCCTCCAGCCTTTGCGCCTGGTGGGGCCTCGGCATTCTCCAGCGCATCGCCGGCCGATACGGCGCCCGTAGCCGGTAAGGCACCGGCCAAATATCCATGAAACGAGGAGCATGATCATGACCGCAAGCCGCGCGCTGGCGCGAACCCCCACGCGCTTGTCTACCCGGGCCATTCCCGGCGCGGATACGCGCCAGTTCGCCAATCTGGAGCTGCGTGGTCTCAGCCGCGACGGCACCTTTTCCGGCTATGCCAGCGTCTTCGGCGAGGTCGATCTCGGCAAGGATGCGATCGAGCGCGGCGCCTTTCTGCGTTCGCTGAAGACGCGCGGCGCGGAGGGCGTGCGCATGCTTTTCCAGCATGATCCGGCCGAGCCGATCGGCGCCTGGAAGACGATCCGCGAGGATAGCCGCGGGCTCTATGTCGAGGGCGTGCTCGCCGATGGCGTCAGCCGCGCCCGCGAGGTGCACCAGCTTTTGAAGAACGGCGCGCTTGATGGCCTGTCGATCGGCTTTCGCACCGTCCGCGCCAGGACAGACGCCAAGTCCGGCGTGCGCCGCATCCTGGAGGCCGACCTCTGGGAGATCTCGGTGGTCACCTTTCCCATGCTGCCGTCTGCCCGCGTGCAGAACATCAAGAATGCGCGGTGGTTCCGCGACAAGGAAGCCGAGCTCGTCCGCGCCATGCGCCGGGCGGCCCGGATGATGCTGCAAGACACATTCAAGTAGACCCTTCACAAAAGGATGATCCAGCAATGACCAACATGCATATTGCCGAGAAAATCGCCCCCGAAATCAAGGCCGCACCGGAAATGACCGCCGCCTTCGACGAGTTCATGGAAGCCTTCGAGGCCTTCAAGGAAACCAACGACGCCAGGCTCGGCGAGATCGAGCAGAAGCTGACCTCCGATGTCGTCACCCGCGACAAGATGGACCGCATCAGCCGCGCGATGGACGAGCAGAAGAAGGTGCTGGACCATCTGGCGCTGAAGAAGGCCCGTCCGCCGCTCGGCCGCACCGCATCTGTGGGCGCCGAGACTACCGAGCACAAGGCCGCCTTCGAGCAGTATATCCGCCGCGGCGACGAGGCCGGCCTGCGCGAGATCGAGGCGAAGGCCATGTCATCGGGCTCCGGCGCCGACGGCGGCTATCTCGTGCCCGACGAGACCGACAGCGCCATCGGCCGTCGTCTCCAGGTGGTGTCGCCGATCCGCTCGATCGCGACCGTGCGCCAGGTCTCGGGTGCTGTGCTGAAGAAACCCTTCGCGATCTCCGGCATGGCGTCCGGGTGGGTGGCCGAGACGGCGGCGCGGCCGCAGACCAATGGCGCCCAGCTTGCCGAGCTCTCTTTCCCGACCATGGAACTCTACGCCATGCCGGCCGCCACCCAGGCGCTGCTCGACGATGCCGCCGTCGATATCGAGGCCTGGATTTCGAGCGAGGTCGATACCGTCTTCGCCGAGCAGGAAGGCGCGGCCTTCGTCGCCGGCGACGGCATCAACAAGCCGAAGGGCCTGCTGGCCTATACCGTGGTCGCCGACAGCGCATGGAGCTGGGGCAATATCGGCTACATCGCCACGGGTGCCGCCGGCGGCTTCAAGGCGACCGGCGCTTCCGACACGCTGATCGACACGATCTATTCGCTGAAATCAGGCCACCGCCAGAACGCCAATTTCGTGATGAACCGGAGGACCCAGGCCGAGGTGCGCAAGCTGAAGGACGCCGAAGGCCGCTACCTCTGGCAGCCGCCGGCAACGGCAGGCGAAGCCGCCTCGCTCGTCGGCTTCCCCGTCGTCGAGGCTGAGGACATGCCCGACATCGCCGCGAACGCGATGGCCATTGCCTTCGGCGATTTTCGTGCGGGCTATCTGGTGGTCGACCGCACGGGCGTGCGCGTGCTGCGCGATCCCTATTCGGCCAAGCCGTATGTGCTGTTTTACACGACCAAGCGGGTTGGTGGCGGGGTGCAGAACTTCGAGGCGATCAAGCTGGTGAGGTTTGCGGTGAGTTGAGTGGGTGAGGGGGTGTGGGTGCGGTGCGGCTCGGGTTGTGTCGCGCGGCTTTGAATGCGGTTACCGCCGCGCCTGTGGCCCCCTCATCCGACCCTTCGGGCCACCTTCTCCCCGCGGGGGAGAAGGGAAGATGGAGCGAGCGGCCACTCCGAGTCTCTTCTCCCCAGCGGGGAGAAGGTGCCGGCAGGTCAGGTGCAGCTCGCTGCACCGGGGATGAGGGGGCCACTTGCTCCAGCCTCTCAAAGGCACCCACCCACTTCACCACACATCACCAGGAACCCCACCCATGACCTACGCCCTCATCACCCCACCCGCATCCGAACCCATCACCCTCGCCGAGACCAAATCCCACCTCCGCCTCGACGACGCAAACGAAGACGCGCTGCTCACCTCCCTCATCCGCACCGCCCGCGAACATCTCGAGCGCGCAACCGGCCTCAGCCTCATCACCCAGACCTGGCGCCTCTATCTTGACTCAATTCCTGAAGACGGTGTGATTCAGATCACGAGAGGTCCCGTCCAAGCCATTGAAAGCCTGACGCTTTACGACGCGTGCGGCGAAGAGCTCGCTCTACCGCTGACCGGCCACATCCTCGACGGTCACGCCCGCCCGGCGCGCCTCATGCTCGGCCGCGCCATCAGTGCCGGCCGGCCCATCAACGGCATCGAGATCGACTTCACTGCCGGCTTCGGTGAGAGCGGTGCCGAGGTGCCGGATACGCTGAAGCGGGCGATGCTGATGCATGTGGCGCAGATGTTCGCGTTCCGGGGCACGGTGGCCGCGGACGACCAGCCGGCTGATATTCCCCCAGGTTATGACCGCCTGATCGCGCCCTTCATGATCAGGAGGCTCTGATGCGCTCGGTCTTCTTCGACCCCGGCCAGATGACGGCGCGGCTGGCGCTGGAAGCGCCGGTGGAGACGCCGGACGGGCAGGGTGGCGCCACCATATCCTACGTGGAAGTCGCGGCCTTCTGGGCCCGCATCGAGCCCGTGAGCGAGCTCAGCGAGGAACAGGCGGGATCGGATGTCTTCACGCTGACGCACCGCATCTGGCTGCGCTTCCGCGACGATATCAGGGCCGGCATGCGGCTGCGCAAGGGCACGCGCGTGTTTGCGATCCGCGCCTGGCGCGATCCGGACGAGCGCGGCAACTATCTTGTCTGCCTGTGCGATGAGGAGGGCCGATGAGCGAGAACGAAACCGGAAATACGTGGCCGGCCGTATCGACCGTTACCGTCACCCCGCTTGGTATCACGTTCCGTGATCTTGCCGCCGCGTTGTCAAAACTCTCGCGCGGCGTGACATCAGGACGAAAGGAGATCCGCCATGACAAGCGCGGCCAATGACCTGCTGACGGCGATCCACACAAGGCTCGGCGCCGATGCAGAGCTGACGCAGCTGGTCGGCCCCGACGGCATCCGCGACCGCCTGGTATCGGGCCGCTCGCTGCCCTGCGTCGTCGTCGCCGATCTCGTCAGCAGCGATTATTCCACGGCGACGGAAGCGGGCGAGGAGCATCTGCTGACGCTCGAAGTCTGGTCCGATGCAGGCGGCAGGAAACTGGCCGAGGACATCGCCCAGCGCATCCGCACCCTGCTGCACGACGCCACCCTCGACCTCTCTACCCATCACTTGGTCAACCTCCAGCACCGCCAGACGCAGTCACGGCGCCAATTGAAGACGAAGCAGCATGTGGCCGAGATGCGCTTCAGAGCGGTGACGGAGGCGGTGATTCACGCAACCTGAACAACCGGCCTGGCGCGGCGGATGAGGGTGGCGAGCGCCGTTACGAAACCCAGCGATATAGCCGCAAGCAGGCCGCAGACGGCCATGACAGTGCCGGCGCCGGTGCGGTCGAGGAGGGCGGTGAAGATGACGGGGGCGATGGCGTTGGCGATGTTTTGCGGCAGCGACAGGCGCGCCGCCTGCAGGCCGTATTCGCGCGGCGAAAACAGTGCCAGCGGCAGCAGCGCGCGGGCGACTGCCATCACGCCTGAGCCGAAGCTGTAGATCAGGATGAAGCCGACCAGCGTCGTGGTCGAGGGCGGGATGACGAGGATCAGAGCAAAGCTTGTGACCATCAGCCCGATGCCCATGGTCGCGCTGACGATCGGGCTGCCGCGCTTGCCGAGCAGCATGTCCATGCCCCGCGCCGAAATGCCGATGACGCCGCGTGCCGATCCGAGCTGCAGCGCAAGCGCCGGCGAGGCGCCGTATTGGCGCAGGACCTCGAGAAGCGATGGCGCCAGTCCGAAGGTGACGAAGGTCGAGATCGTCGTTGTCGCGGCGATCAGCAGGAACGCCTTGCGCCGGTCGCTCGTCGAGAGCTGGACCGGTGGTATCAGCATCTCTGCATTGGCCGCCTGTGTCGCGACTGGTCGCGGCAGGCCGAGGAGATAGAGCGGAAGACACACTAACAGCTGCAGTGCCGCCGAGATCACGAAAGTAAGCCGCCAGCCGAATTCGGCGGTAAGCAGGCTCAGCACCGGCCAGAAGATCGCGCTCGAAAGCCCGGTGAACAGCATCAGGATGGCGATCACGCGCTTGCTGTTTGCGCCTTCCCGCTCGACGACCGCGGTATAGGTCGGCGCGGTGAGACCCAGTGCCGCGCCGATGCCGATGACGATCCATGAAAGTGCATAGAGCAAGATTCCATGGCTTGCCGCGAGCAGCAGAAGGCCGATCGCGAAAACGATGGATGAGGCCGCGAGGACGCGCGCGGCGCCATGACGTTCCAGAAGGCGGCCGGTGGCCGGGCCGATCAGGGCGCTGACGATCATCATGATGGTCAATCCGCCGAAGACGATCTCGTTCGCCAGGCCGAGCTTCGGCGCGATCACGCGGCCCATGACGCCGAGCATGTCGAAGGTCGTGCCCCAGCCGATCAGCTGCGTCACGGCGAGCACGGCGATCGTCCGGGTCGAGCGCAAGGAAGAGGACATGACGGGTACTTGGGCGATTTGGGATGAAGAAGACCGCGTGGTCGTAGCATCCGCGCCCGTGGGTTGAAAGTGACAAGTCGATGACGGTTTCACGGGCGTCCCCGAGGGCGCCCTTTTCGTTGAAGGGATAAGGCCATGGTGGCGCAAAGGGGTAAGGATCTTCTGCTGAAGGTGTTGGATGGCGAGGGCTATGCGACGGTGGCGGGGCTGCGGTCGAAGCGGATCGCGTTCAATGCCGAGACCGTCGATGTGACGGACGCGGAAAGCGCCGGACGTTGGCGCGAGCTGCTCGGTGGCGCCGGCGTCCAGCGGGCGTCGATCTCGGGCGCCGGCATATTCAAGGACGCGGCGTCCGACGCGCTGGTGCGCAACGCCTTCTTCAACGGCGCCATCCTGAACTGGCAGCTCGTCATTCCCGATTTCGGCACGGTGACGGGTCCGTTCCAGGCGATCGCGCTCGAATATTCCGGCCAGTACAATGGCGAGGTGATGTTCGAGCTGGCCTTGGAATCGGCCGGCGCCATCGGCTTCGAGGTGCTGTGATGCGGCCTTCGGGAACACGAGCCAACCGCCGGCGCGGCGAGGTCGAGGCAGTCATCGACGGTGAGCGGCGGGTTCTGTGCCTGACGCTGGGCGCACTCGCCGAACTCGAAACGGCCTTCTCGGTCGACAGCTTGAACGGCCTTGCCGAACGCTTCGCCGGCGGCCGGCTGAAGGCCGCGGACATGATCCGCATCATCGGCGCTGGCCTGCGCGGCGGCGGCAATCTCTATTCCGACGAGAATGTCGCCGAAGCCGATGTCGAAGGCGGGATCGGCGGCTATGCCGCCATCGTCGGCGATCTCCTGACCGTGACCTTTCTCGGGGTGGACGCGGACGCCTCCGCCCACCCCGTCTAGCCGCAGCGGGCATTGAGACCGCCAGCGCGACGAGACCGGCGCCATTCCCCTGGGCGCGCGTCCTGCATGTCGGCCTCTGCCTGCTGCGGCTTCCACCAACGCAATTCTGGGCGATGACGCCCCGCGAGTTTCACGCGGCCGCAGGCGGTCTTGCGCCGCGCGGCACAGCCGTCTCGCGCGCCGATCTGGACGGGCTGATGGCCCGCTTTCCGGATGCGGCGGCTCGGACCTAGTCCAACTTCAGCAAGGGAACGCAATGGAAAGCGAAGATATGGATTTCTCCTCGGCCACCGGCGAGGCGGAGCTGCTGCAGCGCGCGCTGGATGGCCTGGAGGCGCGGTCGCGTTCCTTCGGCTCGGCGCTGTCGGGCGCGCTGAAAAGCGCTGTTGCCGGCGGCAAGGGGCTGGACGACGTGCTGCGCGGCCTCGGCAGCAGGCTGAGCGACATCGCGCTCTCGGTCGGGTTGAAGCCATTGGAAACCATGCTCTCGGGCGCGGCCTCCAGCCTGCTCGGCGATGTAGGCAAGATCCTGCCCTTCGCCGATGGTGGGGTCGTCTCCAGGCCCACCTATTTCCCCATGGGCGGGGATATGGGGCTGATGGGCGAGGCGGGAAGCGAGGCGATTCTCCCACTGAAGCGCGGCGCCGATGGTTCGCTCGGCGTTGCCGCGTCAGGTGGCGGATCGACCCAGATCGTCTTCAACGTCACCGCCACCGATGCGCAGAGCTTCCGCAAAAGCGAGGCGCAGATCTCTTCCATGCTGGCGCGCACGGCGATGCGCGGCCAGCGCAATCTGTGAGGTTTCGATGGCAACCGCCTTTCACGAGGTGCGCTTTCCGCTTCGCCTGTCCCTGGCGACCAGCGGCGGGCCGGAACGGCGCACCGATATCGTCAATCTCTCCAACGGCCGCGAGACCAGAAACAGCCGCTGGCGCAACGCCCGGCGCAGCTACGATGCCGGCTCCGGCCTGAGGTCGGTCGCCGATCTCTATGATGTGCTCGAATTCTTCGAGGCCCGCGGCGGCGAGCTTTACGGCTTCCGCTTCCGCGATCCCGTCGATTGCAGGTCCGGCCGCCCGGATGCGCCGGTGAGCCCGCTGGACCAACAGATCGGCATCGGCGACGGCGTCAAGGCGAGCTTCCAATTGACCAAGACCTATGGCGACGCGGCCGCCGGCAGCCTGCGGGCCATCGCCAAGCCGGTGGCGGGCTCCGTCGTCGTGGCGATCGGCGGAGCGGCGCTGCAGGCATCCTCGTTTACCTGTGACAGCACGACCGGATTGGTCACCCTCGCGGAAGGGTACGCCCCGCCCGCAGGCGCGAGGATCACCGCCGGCTTCGAGTTCGACGTTCCGGTGCGCTTTGCCACCGGGCGGATCGACATCAACCTCTCCGCCTTCAACGCCGGGCGGATCCCGACCATTCCATTGATGGAGATATTTCCATGAGAGCGATCGACCCGGCGCTCAAGGCGCATCTCGCCGGCGATGCCACGACGCTCTGCCATGCCTGGCGCGTCACGCGTGGCGACGGCGTCGTGCTCGGATTTACCGAGCACGACCATGATCTGACCTTCGCCGGCTCCACCTTCCTGGCCGCCTCCGGCTTTTCGGCGAGCGCGACCGAGGAAGAAACAGGACTTCCGGCGGCGACCAGCGAGGTTGCGGGCGGCTTTTCCAGCGATGCGATCACCGAGGCCGATCTCGAGCGCGGTCGCTATGATGGTGCGCGCGTCGAGGTCTTCCTCGTCAATTGGGCGTCGCCGGACCAGCACCTGCTGTTGAAGGTGCAGGAGATCGGCGATGTTACCCGTGACGCCGGCAGCTTCCGCGCCGAGCTTCGCAGCTTCACGAGCCGGCTCGACCAGCCGCAGGGCCGCGTCTACGGGCGGCGCTGCGATGCGAGCCTCGGCGATCAGAGATGCCGCGTCGCCATGGCACCGCTGACAGCGGAGGGACACGTGGCGGCGGTGATCGATGCCGGACGGTTGAAACTCACCGGCATCGGCGATTTTCCCGACGGCTTCTTTCGGCTGGGCGTCCTGACATTTCTCGACGGCGTCAATGCCGGCGATAAGCTGGATATCGAGGCGCATGCAGCGGTCGAAGACGGGATGGAGCTGTCGCTCTGGCTGCCGCTGTCGCGCGCACCCGATGTCGGCGACCGCGTGACGATTGCGGCCGGCTGCGACAAATCCTTCTCCACCTGCCGAACGAAGTTTTCCAACCAGCTGAATTTTCGCGGTTTTCCGCACGTGCCGGGCGCCGATTTCGCCTACACCTACGCCGATGGCGAAAGTGTCCATGATGGGAGCCCGCTGTTCAAGTGACCATGATTTCGCAACGTGTCCTCGCTTCCGCCGAGAGCTGGATCGGAACGCCCTATCGGCATCAGGCGTCGCTGAAGGGCGTCGGCTGCGATTGCCTCGGCCTCGTCAGGGGCATCTGGCGGGAACTCTACGGCGAGGAGCCGGAACTGCCGCCGCCCTATGCGCCCGACTGGGCCGAGCGCAGCGGCGAGGACAGGCTGATGGTCTCGGCAACGCGGCACTTCGGCAAACCCCTGCCGTCAGCTGAAGCCGCGCCCGGCGATCTGCTGCTCTTTCGCTGGCGGCCCGACATGGCCGCCAAGCATGCCGGCATACTGGCCCCGGATCGCTTCTTCATCCACGCCTACGAACAGGCGGCCGTCGTCCGCTCGCCGCTGGTGCCGAGTTGGCGGCGGCGGATAGCGGCAGCGTTCCGGTTCCCGGAAGTTGTAGCGGAACTTGAAAACAGCGTCGATGGACTGTATGTTTGAGGAGTGGTGAGCGGAGTTGGAGCTCCGCCCACCGTTTGCTTAGCTTTGGAAAGTGATCCGGACGGCTATTGACCAGCTCGTCCGGGTTTTCCTCACACTAAGCGTGATGGCAAATGGTAATAACCACATCGCATCACCTCCTTGATCGAGAGCAAGGCCTTTGCCGAGGCTGGAGAGGCCCGTCCTCTCCAGTGCGCCGGCTGGTCTCGGCGCTTCTGCTTCTGCTCACGACTGCAATAATCTAACACAATCTTTGCGGGAAAAAGCAAGGGCCGTGCGAGCGGCTCGTGCGCCGCTGTGGAGCGTTTGATGGCCACTCTCCTTCTTCAGGCCGCCGGCGCCGCCCTTGGCAGCGTTTTCGGACCCGTCGGCGCGATCATCGGCCGCGCCGCCGGCGCGCTTGCTGGCAGCGTCGTCGACCATGCGTTGCTCGGCGGCACATCGACCGTGCGCGGCGCCCACCTCTCGACCGCCCGCATTCCCGGCGCCGACGAGGGAACGGCGATCAACCGCCTCTATGGGGCGGCGCGGATCGGCGGCACGATGATCTGGGCGACCCGCTTCGAGGAGCAGGTGACGAGCGAGCGCACCGGCGGCAAATCCTCCGGCGGCACCCGCGTCGAGACCTATCGCTATTTCGCCAACATGGCGATCGGCCTCTGCGAGGGGCCGGTGGCGAGCCTGCGCCGGGTCTGGGCCGACGGCAAGGAACTCGATCTCAGCAGGATCGAAATGCGCTTCTATCCGGGTGACGACGAGCAGCAGCCGGATCCGCTGATCGAGGCGAAGCAGGGGGCAGGCATGGCGCCGGCCTATCGCGGGCTGGCCTATGTGGTGTTCGAGCGCCTGCCGCTGGACGCCTATGGCAACCGCATTCCGCTGCTGCAGTTCGAGGTCGTGCGCTCCGTGGGAGCGCTGGAAAGCGAAATCCGGGCCGTCTGCGTCATCCCCGGCGCCACGGAGCATGGCTATCGCACCGTCACCGTTTCCGAAAAGACGGGATCGGGCAGCGCGCGCCGGCTCAATCGCAACACCTTGCGCGGGCAGACGGACTGGGAGGTTTCGATCGACGAACTGATGACGCTCTGCCCGAATCTCGAGCGCGTGGCGCTTGTCGTCTCCTGGTTCGGCACCGACCTCAGGGCTGGGAGCTGCAAGGTTCTGCCCGGCGTCGAGGTTTCCGCGCGCAGCGAAGAGAGCAGTCCATGGTCGGTCTCGGGTGTCGCGCGCGCCAATGCCTATCGCGTCAGTCGCAGCAATGGCGGGCCGGCTTATGGCGGGACGCCCGACGATGCGAGCGTGGTCTCCGCCATCGCCGATCTCAAGGCGCGCGGGCTCAAGGTCTATCTTTATCCGTTTCTGATGATGGACATTCCCGCCGACAACGTGCTGCCCGATCCCTATGGCGCGGAACGGCAGCAGGCCTATCCCTGGCGGGGGCGTCTGACCTGTCACCCGGCGATCGGTGAGGCCAACTCCGCCGACCGCACCGCGCTGGCGCGCGGCCAAGTCCAGTCCTTCGCGGGACCGGCGCAGGCGAGCGATTTTACGGTGTCCGGCCAGCATGTGTCCTATCGCGGTGGCGACGCCGGCTACCGGCGGTTCATCCTGCATTACGGGCAATTGGCGAAGGCCGCCGGTGGGGTCGATGGATTCATCATCGGCTCGGAACTGCGCGGCCTGACCTCGGTTCGCGACGGCGCGGATGCCTTTCCCTTCGTGGAGACGCTGACGTCGCTCGCCTCCGCCGTGAAGACGCTGCTGCCTTCCGCCAAGCTCACCTATGGCGCCGACTGGAGCGAATATTTCGGCTATCATCCGGATGACGGCAGCGGCGACGTCCTGTTCAATCTCGATCCGCTATGGGCTTCACCCGCGATCGACGCCGTCGGCATCGACAACTACATGCCGCTCTCGGACTGGCGTGATGAAGACCTCGGTGCGGCCAACCCCGACGGCTTTCGCGCCGCCGACGATCTCTCGGCTTTGACGACGGCGATCACAACAGGCGAGGGCTTCGACTGGTACTATCGCATCGAGGCCGATCGGCGCGATCGCGTACGCACCCCGATCACCGACGGCGGCGGCAAGCCCTGGCTCTACCGCTACAAGGACATCGCCGCCTGGTGGTCCAATCCGCATCACGAGCGCATTGCCGGCGTCGAAAGCGCGGCGGCGACCGCGTGGACGCCGTCGGGCAAGCCGGTGTGGTTCACCGAACTCGGCTGCGGCGCGATCGACAAGGGCGCCAACCAGCCCAACGTCTTCGCCGATCCGAAATCCGCCGAAAGCGCGGTGCCTTATTTCTCGAACGGCACACGTTCCGATGCGACGCAGCGGCGATTCCTGCAGGCTCACCATCAGTGGTGGGCGGGCGATACGGCGCCCTCCGGCATGGTCGATCCCGGTCATCTCTTCGTCTGGGCCTGGGACGCGCGGCCCTATCCGGCCTTTCCGCAGAATACCGCTCTATGGAGCGACGGAGCCAATTGGCCGACCGGTCACTGGCTGAACGGCAGGTTGGGCGGCGGCACGTTGGCAGACGTCATTTCGACCGTGCTCGGCGATCACGGCTTTGCCGATTTCGACGTCTCCGGGGTCAGCGGCGATGTCACGGGCTATGTGCAGGGCGATATCACCTCCGCCCGAAGCCTGATCGAACCGCTGCTGCAAGCCTTCCAGGTTGACGCCTTCGAGGATGGGGGCCTGCTGCGCTTCCGCTCGCGCATGAAGGCAAGCCTGCCGCCGATCGAACTCGACACCTTCGTCGACGATGAGGATGAGCCGTTGTGGCAGGAGACCCGTGGCCATGGCAGCGATTTCGCCGCCGAGGCCGTGCTGACCTTTTATGATCCCGCGCAGGACTACGAGCAGGCGAGCGTACGCTCGCACCGGGCAGCGGTCGGCACGAACAGGGTGATCAAGCAGGATCTCACCGCCGTCATGTCGGAAGAGGCGGCGCTGGCGGCGGCCGAGGCCCTGCTGCGCGACAACAGGATCGCCCGCCAGTCGATCCGCTTCTCGCTGTCGCCGAACGCGGTGCATCTGCAGCCGGGCGATGTCGTGAGCTTGTCGAATGGCCCTGTCGGGCGGTTCCTGATCTCGCGCATCGAGGATGGCGACAGCAGAAGTGTCGAGGCGAGGGCATTTTCTCCTTCGGCCGGAAGCGCGCTGCGTGAGGCCTCCGGAGGTCGCACGGACGACAACGGCGCGGCCGACATCTTCGCGCCGGTCGTGCTGCTGATGGACCTGCCGCGCTTCGACGGCGGCGATGCGGCGGGCTTCGCGCGGGGCGCGGTCTTCGCCAAGCCCTGGACGGCGGTGGGGCTGTCGTCCTCGGCGACCGGGGAGGGCTACAAGGGCAGGGTGCTGCTCGATCGCCCCGCCCGCATCGGCTCGCTTGCCGGTTCGCTGGGGCAGGGCGTGCTCGGCCGTTTCGACTGGTCGCAGGCGCTGGAGATCGATCTGCCCTATGGCGGGCTGTCTTCGGCGGATGCGGTCTCGGTGCTGAACGGCGCCAACCTGCTGGCAGTACTTTCCGCGAATGGCGCCTGGGAAGTGCTGTCCTTCCGTCAGGCGCAGGAGATCGCCGCCGGCCGCTGGCGCCTCGAAGGGTTGCTGCGCGGATTGGCCGGAACCGACGACGCCATGCGGGCGGGTGCGGTTTCCGGTGCATCGGCGGTGCTGCTTGACGAAGCGGTCAAGCCGCTCGGTCTCGGGAGTGACGAAATGGGCCTGCGGCTGAACTGGATCGCCGAGACGGCTGCCTCCACCGGCAAGGCGGGGCCGTTCGCCTTCGAGGGCGGCGTGAGGGCGCAGACGCCGCTTGCTCCCGTCCACCTGCGCTGCGCCCGCGACGCATCCGGCGCAGCGGTCTTTTCCTGGATACGCCGGGGGCGGGAGGAGGCCGACGGCTGGACGGCTTCCGACATCCCGCTCGACGAGCCCTATGAACGCTACGCGGTGGAACTGCTCGATGGCGAGACGGTCGTCCGCTCGATCGAAGCCGACCAGCCGCAATGGACCTATCCGCCGGCGGATGAAGCGGCCGACTTTGGCAGTGCTCAGTCGAACCTCATCATCCGCGTCCGTCAGCTGGGTCAGCGCGTGCCGCTCGGGCTGCCTGCCCTCGCGAGTTTTTCAATCTGAACTTTCAAAAAGGAGACCGACATGATCGAACTGAAATCCTGGTACACCTCGAAGACCATCTGGGGCGCGATGATCGCGGTCATCGCCTCGCTGCTGCACGTGACCGGCATCGATATCCCGAGCGCCGATCGCGGCCTGATCGTCGATGCGATCGTCAACATCGCCGGCGCCCTTGGTGGCCTGCTCGCCGTCTATGGTCGCGTCACAGCGACGTCTGGGATCAAGTAGCATTTTCAAGGCCAAACCGGCGGCAGGGATGGTCGTTCCCCTGTTGCCGGAAGGCCGCGTTTGCAAATGCAGAAACGTTCTAAACATCCGTCATTACAAGGCATTCATTTGCCATTCAGGTCACGTGAGTACATAGTCTCGTCAAGTTTGATATCCACTGGAAGCATAGCACATGGCCTCTCCCTTGAGCGTCGCAGCGTTGGCCGCAGGGCTCGCGCTAACGTCGCCCTCACCGGAAAATCCGCGCAACCTTGTCGTGCGCGTCGCAGGCGATTGCAGTGATGCCGCGCGTGCCGTCGTGGAAAAAACCGGCGGCCAGCTTCTTTCCGTTCAGCCTTCCGGCGATAGCTGTATCATCACGGTTCTTGTCCAGGGAAATGGCCAGCGCCCGCGCAAGGTCACGGTCAAGGTTCCGATGTAG